ACCCGATGACAATGTTGCTGAGTGGTGGTTCCCCGCCGCCAACTTCCTTGGTTACGGCAACAATCTTCAGGTCGTTCGTGCCAAGATTGACGAAATGGTCAATGCCAACGGTTATGGTTATACAGGCGCGACCGCAACAGGTGCGGGTGGCTCTGTTGTTTGGGATTCTGATGCAGCAATGATCGAAAACGATGATAAGTTTGAGTTTGCAGATGTTACCAAGATTGGTTCTTTTGTCGCTCGTTATGCGGGTGCCCTTGGAAATACCCTTGAGGTTCAAATCTGCGGTGGCGCGACTGTCGCAGTTACAGGCACAGGCATCACCGCTTCGGGATACACCGCTGCGGGCAACGACTTCAGCAATTGGTCTTATGGTGATGAATTCGATGCCAAGCCAAACAGCACGACTTATGTCTCTGATCTTGGCGGTGCAAACGACGAATTCCACTTGGTTGTCATCGACAAGAATGGTCTCCTTTCGGGAACTCGCAACACAATCCTTGAGAAGTTCCAAGGTCTGTCGTTCCTCCCAGGTGTGGTTTCTTCGGATGGTACAAGCAACTACTATGTTGACCGTATCAATCGCACATCGAAGTACATCGCTGCCGTCAAGAAGGCAAACAACACTTCCTACAACGATCTCTTCCGTGGATCAACAGGTGCATGGGGTACTGGCGATGCGCTCAAGTACTATACAGGAGCATCGCTTGCTGCTACTTCGGGCATCACCGCGACCAACAGTTCGTTCGGTGTTGGCGTGTGGCAACTCAAGGGTGGTAAGGACGGCAAGACTGCCGATCTGACCGACTACATGAAGGTTGCTTTCGGTCAGGATACCGATTCAGATCCTGAGGGTTACCGCCTCTTTGCCGATGCTGAGACTGTTGATGTCAATCTCATCATCGGTGGTCCCGATAAGACATTTACTCCCGCTACCGATCTCACAACTTCTGTTGCCGATCTCGTTGCTCCTTCGATCAAGGACATCGTTGATGCTCGTAAGGATTGCGTTGCATTCCTTTCGGTGCCCAACAAGGATCCAAACGAGACCGATCAGGTCAAGCAGGATCGTGCTGTTCAGTATCGCAACAACATTGGTTCGTCCTCGTACTGCGTGATCGACAGCGGTTACAAGTACATGTACGACATCTACAACGACAAGAACCGTTGGGTGCCGCTGAACGGCGACATCGCGGGTCTCTGCGCTCGTACTGATGCGAACTTTGATCCTTGGTACAGCCCCGCAGGCTTCAACCGTGGTCAGGTTCGTGGCGTGATCAAGTTGGCGTTCCAACCCCGTCAGGCTTCTAGAGACACCTTGTACAAGAATGGCATCAATCCTGTTGCCACCTTCTCGGGTGAAGGAACCGTCCTCTACGGCGACAAGACTGCCCAAGCCAAGCCCTCTGCATTCGACCGCATCAATGTGCGCCGTCTGTTCATCGTGCTTGAGAAGGCAATCGCCACCGCCGCGAAGTACAGCCTCTTTGAGTTCAACGATGCCTTCACACGCGCACAGTTCCGTTCGCTTGTCGAACCATTCCTCCGTGATGTTCAGGCTCGTCGTGGTCTCATCGACTTCAAGGTTGTCTGTGATGAGAAGAACAACACGCCTGAAGTAATCGATAGCAATCGGTTTGTTGCAGATATCTACATCAAGCCGAATCGCAGCATCAACTTCATCCAGTTGAACTTCATCGCCACTCGTACAGGCGTGAACTTCAGCGAGGTCGGAGCCTGATTTGTGATGCAGGAAACCCTACTAAATAACCACAAGGAGTCCTAAATGTCACAGTTCAGCATCGACGCATTCCGCGCCAATCTCATCAATGGTCTTGCAAGAAACAACCTGTTCCTTGTCCAAGGCAACTTCCCTGGTGGTAACACGCAGGCGATTCAGGGTGCAGCCGCTGTGGCGGGTGCGCTCTTCGGTGGAGCAGTTGGTGGAGCCATCAATGCCGTAGCCGCTGCTGCGGGTGGTGGAAGCCCCTCTGCACAGGTTTCGTTCCTGTGCAAGGCTTCGAAGATTCCTTCTTCGACTCTCAACACCAACCAAGCCTACTACATGGGCCGTCCATTCAAGTATCCAGGTGACCGAACCTTCTCAGATTGGTCGATCTCCTGCTACAACGATGGAACCTACGGTCTCCGTAAGTCTTTCGAAGCATGGATGAACCTCATGAACACGAACCGTACCAATGTCGGTGCGAATTCCATGAATCAGTTCATGACCGATTGGACGATTACGCCGCTCACCCGTGAAGGCAACCCCATCGCTCGTTATAAGATGGTCGGATGCTGGCCCACAACCATCGCTGAAACGACGATGGACATGGGAGCGCAATCCGAGCCTTCAACATTTGATGTCACTATCGCGTATCAGTACTTCGAAGTCGAAGGCGTAACCACCTAATTGAAAGGTCATGAGGTATCTACATAATGGAACTTTTCGGATTTCGCCTAGAGCGAGGTAAGCAAGAGAAGAAGCAGGAAAAGGCCCTGAAGTCGTTTGTCGTTCCGACATTCGATGACGGGGCTATTCCTGTTGAAGCGGGTGGTTTCTATGGTCAATATGTCGATCTCGACGGCACCGTCCGTAACGATTTCGAACTGACCATGAAATACCGCGAGATGGCTCAGGATCCCATCGTTGAAGTCGCAGTAGACGATGTGATCAATGAGGCAATCGTGGTGGGTGAGAAGAAGTCTCCCGTCAAGATCGTCCTTGACCGCTTGAAGGCAAGCGACAATGTCAAGGAACGAATCCACGAAGAGTTCCGCAACATCCTTCGTGTCATGCAGTTTGAGACCAAGGGAACAGAGATCTTCCGTCGATGGTATGTCGATGGCAAGGTCTTCTTTCACTTGATCATCGATGAGGAGAACCCACAGAAGGGAATCCTTGAACTGCGCTATGTGGATCCTATGAACATTCAGAAGATCCGCGAGTACACCAAGGAAACGATGAAGAACGGCACGAAGATCATCACGGGATACAAGGACTTTTACTTGTACAACAAGGATAATCCCCGTGCAGGAGGCAATCCATCGGGCATCAAGATCAGCGAGGATGCAATCGCATTCTGCTCGTCGGGTCTGATGGACAGCCGTTACAAGAGAACGGTTGGGTTCCTACACAAGGCGATCAAGCCGCTGAACCAACTCCGCATGTTGGAAGATGCAATCGTCATCTACCGCATTAGCCGTGCCCCCGAACGCCGCATCTTCTACATCGATGTCGGTAACCTCCCGAAGACCAAGGCAGAGCAGTATGTCAAGGATCTCATGAATCGCTACCGCAACCGTCTCGTCTATGACGCGGCAACGGGAGAGATTCGGGATGACAAGAAGTTCATGTCCATGCTTGAGGACTACTGGTTGCCCCGTAGAGAGGGTAGCCGTGGTACCGAAATCACAACTTTGCAGGGTGGTCAGAATCTTGGAGAACTGACGGATGTTGTGTACTTCCAAAAGAAACTGTACCGTGCCCTGTCTGTGCCCGTGAGTCGTTTGGAACAAGACAAGCAGTTTATGCTTGGGCGTTCCACGGAGATCACCCGCGACGAGGTGCGGTTCACGAAGTACATCCACAGGCTCAGAACCAAGTTCTGCGAGTTCTTCTTCGATGTCCTCCGTAAGCAATTGATCCTGAAGAAGGTCATTACCGCTGACGAGTGGAACGACATGAAGGAAGCGATTTACTTCGACTTCCTCAAGGACAACCTGTTCACGGAACTCAAGAATGCCGAGTTGCGCCGCCAACAGGTGGACGAACTAGGAAATATTAAACCATACATAGGTAAGTACTATTCTCACGAATGGGTACGCAGAAATGTGCTTGGTTTCAACGAAGCCGAGATCAAGCAGATGGACAAGGAAATCGAAAGAGAGCGCAACGCAGGCAAGATCGAACCCGACACATCGCAGTTCGGTCTCGTATAAGAGGTCTGAATGGAAAACGAAGCAGACAAACTCCTCAGGTCGGTTATCGAAACCCTCATCAAGAAGGAGGCTCCGAAGTTCAAGAGCCTCATTCAAAAGGAGTTGGCTTCTCGTATCCATAGCAAGATCGAAGAACTGAAGAAGGCTCTCTCAGGACAAATAGTCACGGGTGTGGGCGAAAAGGGGGAAGCACCTCAACCACTTCCCGAAAACCTACCTGGCGCACCCTCTGCCCCACCCGTGACCACGCCTATGAAAGCGGGGGATCTTAAGATTGTTCCCACCGCTGCGGGATCCGCAAAAGATGACATGTCGCTCGACCCCAACTTTGAGAAGGAGTTTTATTACTCTTCCACCAAGTACAAGGGGCAGGACATTCTCATCAAGCAGTTGGGCACGGGATTCGGTAAACCCGTCCGCGTCTACATCAACGGTCGGCGTTGGGAATTCTTCCCAGGTCCAAAGGCTGCAATCAAGGCAACCAAGGATTATGTCGATGACATGGTGAAGGATGCAAACAAGGATCCTGAGATGGCTGCAAACATGACAGCACAGATCAAGAAGGACAAGAACGCGGGTGTTGCTCAGGTTGCCGCGCCCGTCGATGCGGGTAAACCAAACGAGGTGGCTGATGCAGATCTCAAGAAGAAAGAACTTGAGACAGGAAAACCCGCCGATCCCAAGAAAGCCAAGAAACCATCATTTGGTGGAAAGTAAGAGAGGAACCCATGTCTGAAGAGAACATCAACGAGAAGGTCGGTATCGACGGTCGCACTCGCGCATATCGGGAGACCGTGGTGCGTCTTGAGCATTCCCGCAAGTTGCGTGAACAGCGCAATCGTGCAATGCAGGAGAACAAGTTCGGTGGCCTTTACGATGATGGTAGTGGCAAGGGTGCCATCGTTCCCGCTCCTGTAGACATCAACTTCCACGAAGCGATGAAGATCGTTGAGAAGTACAAGGCTCTGCGAGAGAAGAAGAAGACTCTCATGGGTTCGCCAAAGGAATCCATGGAAGCCGCCGTTGCCATGAAGGGCGAGAAGTACACGATGTCCGAGGAGGAACTGAGCGATAAGCAGAAGGCTTACCGCGCATTCTTCGACAAGGCTCTCAAGAAGTTCGGTGCATCGTCTCCCGCCAAGATGGACGATGGCAAGAAGAAGAAGTTCTTTGACTACATCAAGGCGAATTGGAAGGGCTGATGGCAAAGGTAAGCGTCAAGTTCAAGAGCAATAAGGCTGCGGAGGAATTCGCAGCCAATTTCTCCATTCTTGGCGACAGAGCAACTGTGGAGGTACAAGAGTCCACCGCAGTTGTTTCTTCGGATGATCCCAAGGCTCTTCGATTCGTAAAGCAATCTGCAACTGACTATGTTGAAGAAGTTCGATACAAAGGAATGGCAAACAGGCTCCTTTCAGCAATCGCAGAATGCATCAAGAGCGGCAAGGGAACCACGGTTGAACTGATGGACAATACCAAGCAGCAAGTGACTGTTCGTCATGCCGAGGCAATCGCTTCTGCCTATGACAGGTTGAGCGAGGAGAATCAGACTGCTTTCCTCGTCCTTGCAACCGAAAGCAAGGACACATATGCACATGCAGTCAACTTTGCCAAAGCAAACGAGGAGAATAACTAATGGCTTACACAGAACAAACCTTGGTGGGAACGCAGAAGAGACTCGTAAAGAAGTTTCAGTTGAGTGCCCACGGTACAGCGATTAATTTTGGTGTCACAGGATCTGCATTTGCAAACGGTCTCACAGGAGATGTAATTGCAATGACTGATGGCATCACGGCGACCACCGCCAAATTGGCTTCTATTAAGTCTGCATGCACGGCAAGATACACGCTGACATGGGCAGGAACTCCTGGTGCCACCGCATTTGATTCGGCAGCAGCAGGAAACATCGATTTCATGTTTGAGCGATTCACAATCCCAAACAATGCAACCACACCCACAGGGGTCATGACTATCACCCCCTCGACTGTGACGGGAACCATCATTCTTGAATTCGTACTCTGATGCCGCTCATTAAACAAGACCTTGTCAGAACGAATAAGAGATATGTCACGAAGATCGTGGCAAGCGAAGTTCCTACATCTACTGCCGAGAGCATCACGATTGGGTTGACGGGGTCGGCATTTCTAGACCCACAAAATTTCGGACTTACTGCGGATGGAACAGTAAAACTTCACTCTGTCATGTCAACATCTAATGCTGCCGCTGTCGCGGGGTGGTACTGGACGGCGCGTTGGGGCAACACATACACGGCGGGAACATATGGACAAAATGCAGGAGATTGCCTCTTTGCAAACGGAATCGATAGTGAACTTAATTTTGAGCCTAGGTTCTCACACAGACGGACAGGTGTGAAGGCACAGTTGGAATCAGGCACCATCACGATAAGCCTAGATAATAGTGGAAATGAATTCAGCACAGGAAACGGAACCATCATTCTTGAGTTCACGATCTAAAGGAGCATTCGGATGAAACTCATCTGCGAAGTCAACGAGAGCATCGAAATCCTGACCGAGGAAAAGAACGGTCAGAAGGCATATTTCATCGAAGGCACCTTCCTTCAGGGCGACATCAAGAATCGCAACGGTCGTGTCTATGAGTTTAAAATGCTCAAGGACAAGGTCGAACAGTATCGCAAAGAGTTCGTTGAGCAAAAGAGAGCATTCGGTGAGTTGGGTCACCCTGAGGGACCAACCATCAATCTTGAGCGTGTCTCCCACATGATCATGGAACTCGGCCCCGATGGCAAGAACTTCTATGGCAAAGCCAAAATCATGGATACGCCATACGGAAAGATCGTAAAGAACCTGATGGACGAGGGTGCCAAGTTGGGTGTTTCGTCCCGTGGCGTAGGCTCCCTTGAGGAGAAGAACGGCGCGAACTATGTGAAGGACGATTTCCGTCTTTCTACCGCTGCCGACATCGTTGCAGATCCCTCAGCCCCTGAGGCTTTCGTCCGTGGGGTAATGGAAGGTCGGGAATGGATTTACGAGAACGGTCTTCTCGTTGCCAAGGAAATCGATGAAATCAAGCATTCCATCCGCAAGGCTTCCTCCCGCAAGTTGGAAGAAGAGATGGTCAACGCTTTCAAGCGTTTCATCAACAAGTTGTGAGCCAAGTGTTACTACCGTATAAATAACCAATACCAAGGAGAACCCCATGGATTATCAGAACGAGGAAATCGAAGAAATCATCCTTGACGAGGAAGAGGTCGAAGAGACCGATTCGCTTGACGAGGCTACAGATACCGCCGATGCCAAGACCAAGCAGATGAAGAATGTGTCTGCCAAAAAGGGAATGGCTGAGGAAGAAGAAGAGGAAGAGGTCAAGGGCGGCGTTGCTAATGCTTCCACCACAGGTGCAGGCAGCGGCAAGTTCGCGGGTCTCTACAAGGATGGCACAGGCAAGGGGGCAGTAATTCCTGGTCCCGTTGATGTCGGTGCTGCGGGTGGAGATGCCAAGGCAAAGTTGGCAGCAAGCGTCAAGGCGAAGAAGGCGATGCGTGAGGATCTAGATGTCCACATGACCGCCATGTTCGACGGCGAAGATCTCACCGAAAACTTTAAGACCAAGGCTTCCACCATCTTTGAGGCTGCTATCAACGAGCGCGTTGAAGAGATCAAGACTGAGTTGGAAGAGCAGTACAACAACCGTCTTGTTGAGGAGATCGATGAGACCAAGAAGGCTCTCACCGAGCAGTTGGACTCGTATCTCTCGTATGTCATCGAAGAGTGGCTTGAGGAGAACCGTCTCTCTGTTGAGAAGGGCATCCGCACCGAAGTCGCTGAGGAGTTCATGAACGGTCTCCGCAGTCTCTTCGTTGAGCATGACATCATGGTTCCCGAAGCCAAGGTCGATCTAGCCGACAAGATGGCAGAGACTGCCGATCAGTTGAAGGCTCGTCTTGACGAGGAGATCATGAAGAATGTCAAGTTGGCTGAAGAGGTGAAGGGCTATCGTCGGGAGCAGATCCTTGATGAGATGGCTACTGATCTCACAGTCACACAGAAGGAGCGTTTCCGTACTCTCGCTGAGGGTGTAACCCTTGAAGGCGAAGAGGGTGATGTCCGCAACAAGTTGGAGATCATCAAGGAGTCGTACTTCAGCGGCAAGAGCAACAAGACTGTCCTCACCGAAGAGGCTGCTGCGACTGCCGAAGAGAGCATCGATGAGACCCCCGTTGGTGGTCAAGTCGAGAACCTGACTGAATCGATGAAGGCTTATGCCGACACGCTTCGTCGTATTGCAAAACGGTAAATAGCGTTAAGGCTAAATATCAAAGTTCGTTCTAACCAAGTTACTACCAAGGAGAAACCCTAAATGGAACTCACTATTTCCGAAGCCCTTCAGAAGAAGTGGCAACCCATCCTTGAGCATGCGGATCTTCCCGCAATCAAGGACAACTACCGCAAGGCAGTTACAACCATGCTCTTGGAGAACCAAGAGCAGTACCTCCGCGAGTCGGCTCCAACCAACTTCAGCGGCGCACAGTCGGCTGGACAAGAGGGCGGCGGCAATGTCGCTCGTTGGGATCCGATCCTCATCTCGCTCGTTCGTCGTGCAATGCCGAATCTCATTGCTTACGACATCTGCGGCGTTCAGCCGATGAGCGGCCCGACAGGGCTTATCTTCGCTATGCGTTCGCGTTACATGGATCAGGCAGGCCCCGAGGCTCTGTATCAGGAAGCCGACACCGCCTTCGGTGGATCGGGTTCGACAGGTACAACCGCTGCGGGTGTCTACAACACCGATCCGTTCGAAGTTGGTGGCGTTGATCCCGTTAACGGTCTCGGCACTCCCTCGGGCGTGAAGGGAACTCAGGGCTACACCACCTACAAGGGCGAATCCCTCGGTGACGCTGCAAGCAACCCATTCCCACAGATGGCGTTCAGCATTGAGAAGACAACGGTCGAAGCAAAGACCCGCGCCCTCAAGGCTGAGTACACGATGGAACTCGCTCAGGATCTCAAGGCGATCCACGGCCTCGACGCTGAGACCGAACTCGCCAACATCCTGTCGAGCGAAATCTTGGCTGAGATCAACCGCGAAGTCGTTCGCGTGATCTATAACAACGCTAAGTTGGGTGCCAAGAGCGGCACGACTCAGACCCAAGGTGTGTTCGATCTCAATGTCGATTCCAACGGTCGTTGGTCGGTTGAGAAGTTCAAGGGTCTGCTCTTCCAGATTGAGCGTGAGTGCAATCAGATCGCCAAGGAAACCCGCCGTGGAAAGGGCAACTTCATTGTCTGCTCCTCGGATGTTGCCTCGGCTCTGAGCATGGCAGGCGTTCTTGACTACGCCCCCGCCCTCAGCACCAACCTCAATGTGGATGACACGGGCAACACCTTTGCGGGTGTCCTCAACGGCAAGTTGCGCGTCTACATCGATCCCTATTCGTCCATGACAACCTCCCATGACTTCTTCATGGCAGGCTATAAGGGATCGTCTGCGTATGACGCGGGCATGTTCTACTGCCCCTATGTTCCGCTACAGATGGTACGCGCAGTCGGTGAGAACTCGTTCCAGCCGAAGATCGGCTTCAAGACTCGCTACGGCTTGGTCAACAATCCGTTTGCGACAATCTCGGGCGGTCAGTCGGTCTCGGATCCATACGCTGCGGGTGCCGTTCGCAAGAACATGTACTACCGCATCGTTAAGGTAACAAACCTCTTCTGATAATCAGAAGGCAAGAATCCTGCTTCGGCAGGGGAATTTCGCGGGGGCTGTGGGGAGAAATCCTCACAGCCCCTTTCCTTTCTAAATACATTCGATGACTGTTCCCAAGTTACCCGACGATATTGTCTTTGGCAGTCTCAACCGACAGCCCGACAATACGAACCCCGCGTTCTCCACGAACTTTCGGTTAATGATTCCGAAAGTGCGTAGCGGTGTCTATTTCTGCACAGAGGTGTCGTTTCCCGATCTGTCGATGGATCCGATCCGTGTGCCCGTACCGTTTGCATCCTCGCTGAAATTCTTCGGCAACAAGATTGATCACGGGGACTTGGCTGTCAAGTTCATCGTGAATGAGGACTTCAGCAACTGGTTCGAAATGTCGGAGTGGTTCAAGAAGTCGCTGAACTACTATGGCTTTTTCCAAGATGGATCTCAGGCGAGAATGCTGAACCTGATCACCGATTCGGGTCAACTGTTGATGCTGAATAACAAGAAAAATCCAGTTGCACGAATCGTATTCGATGGTCTTATGATCACGGGTTTGAGCAACATCCCCTTCAACTCTGCGGTTGCTGATGCACCGATCATTACATGTGATGCAACATTCCAGTTCACCTCATATGAGATTAAGGATCCTTGATGTCATCACCCGCAGTAAAGAACTGGCTACCTGAACTCACCAATTTCGGTTCTCTCGGAAACAATCCGCTGAACACGAACTTGGCTGCTAGCACGAACTTCAGGTTCATGTGCGAGAAGGTACCCACCGTCACCTATTTCTGCACAGCGGTTCAGACACCCAATCTGAGTTCCACTCCCGTAATCCACAATCACCTGTTTGCTGCGAATGACATCAAGTCGCCTGGTGGTGGTGTGCCATCCGACATCTCCATCCGATTCATAATCGATGAGAACTTCCGCAACTACATGGAAATGGTGAAGTGGATGCGCTCAGGCGTTCCATACCGCGACTTCAAGGAGATCGTGCCTGAGTACAAGGGGAATGTCAACCACGGGAAACTGTTCTTCCTCAACAACAAGAAGAACCCGATTCTCATGATGACTTTCAGCAATCTCATACCCACGAAGATATCGGGATTCACGCTGACTCATAGTGAAAGCGAACCGTCACCGATGACGGCAACGGTCAACTTCGTTTTCGATACCTATCAGACCGTCAAACTTTAAGGACGGGGCTTTCGCGGCGCAGCGGGTTTTCGTGGACTCTTAACGGAAGAACGAGAACGCCTGTCGGAAGGCTTTAGTGAGGGGGTTGATGCCTTCGGTCTTTTTGGTTTCACGATTGCTGTTCGGCGCGGCATTCTGTACTCTTTCTGTTCGAATTCCTGTGTAGCGGATGTGGAGTGCTTCTCCATCATGCCTGAAGGTCATGAGAACTTCTTCCCATCCCTCCTTCTCGTATCTATTGGTGTCCTTCGTGCTGACGCGGAATACCAACACAGGGGACACTTCCCCACCCATCCTGTAAATGTGCGTCTTGATGTGTTCACGCTTTTGATTGGGTTTGGAGTTAGACATAAAGAGTGTTTATGCATGGATACTCATCGGCTAAATACCGATATGAAAGTATTGCATTCGCTCATGTGTCTTGCTGTATTCGCGCTGACCGCTTGTAAGACCACACCAGTTGTCACCCCATCCACGGGGGCTTCTTCTGCCGCTCTCAGTTCGGTTATCGACCATGCACAGGATTCGATAGGGGACATCAAGCGAGACGCAGAACAGATCCTTCAGGAGACCGCTACTGTGAGGCAGGGATTGGCTCTACAGGCACCCGCTCCCTCCACCCGCTCTGTGACCCCCTCCCCCGCCCCGAAGGCTACAGAGGTCAATACGGCGGCTGACGCGCTGACACGGATTGACAGCAAGGCTACCAACATTATTGAGGCCGCTGACGATCTACAGCGAGAGACCGATAAGTTGAACAAACTGACTGCCGAAGTCAATCAATTGGAGAAGTCGCTGACGAGCCTTCAGGTCATGTTGGATGAAACGAAGGTCAGAGCCATGGAGAAGTTGTACGGCTACATCAGTATGTTTTGGGTCATCGGGTTTCTACTGATCGCGGGTGGTGCAGCGGTCGCCTTCTTCCTCAACAAGACATATGGTGGATCGCTTGCTTTCATAGGTCTTCTCATGATTGGATTTGCCTCAGCATCGCAGTACTACATGGAAGAAATCGCTCTTGTCGGTGCGATACTTCTAGTCCTTGGCTTCCTCTCAGCGATTGCCATGATCGTTTGGTCTACGGTGAACAGCAAGAGAAACGCCACCGCCATCCGCGAGATCGTGGAGATGATTCAGATCCTCAAGGAGACGATGACCGACGATGAGCAGCGAAGAATCTTCGGTCCTGAAGGAGTCGCTGCACAGGTACAGTCAGACCTGACGAAGGAAATCATCGCCAAGATCAAGGAACAGAACGGATTCAAAAAACTAGAGGAGGCACGGAAAGCACTCCGTACCCCTTCTAGCGTTCAACCATCCGAGCCGCCGTCAGCGACTTGATCTGTTGACCACGGTGATCGCGCTGAGTCCTGTCACGACGATTGCATACAGGAACACAACTTGCCAAAACCCGAGACCGAAGTGGTCGCGGAGGAAGTGGTAGAGCGCGAGATATCCCGCCGATAGCAGCGAGACGAGCGTGAATGAGATCGCAGATGCGACGAGAACGACGATTGCGAAATCCTTGGACGATGGGTTCTTGTTCATGAGTTTCTTTCTATGAGAATGCCCCCTCGTCGCATGAGGGGGTCGCACCGAGGAGTTTCTTTAGCCCTTGAGGTAGGCGGGGCCTTGAGGAGTCAGGGATCCGAGACCGTTGTTGCTGTCGAAGAGGTTGCCACGGGCATGCTTGGCGGGAGCCTTGTACCCTGCGGGTTTCAGGATGTCGCCCGTCTTCTTGTCGATGAATGCCCACACGCTGCGCTGCCCACGACCACCATCGTTGATGACATCGATACGGATGTAGCGGCGACCGTCAGACATCTCTAGCAGGGACGGCGTGAGGATGTTGAAGTTGGTCGCGTAGTACTTGTTGACCAAGTCCTGAGCAGACCACAGCCACCGATCTAGCCGTAGCAGGGCTAGGCTCTTGTCTCCCCATGAGGCAGGGAGATTGGTGGAGGCGGTTAGGAGATTGACGGCGGCGGTTGCGGTTGGCATGTTCGTGGTTCCTTTCACACCCGAATGGTATCGTATCGAAGGGCGGCTGTCAAGCCTTCACGAAGCCCTGAGCAGCAAGACCGTCCCAAAACTTTCGGGCAGCGGTCTTGTTATAGGCACCCATGTACTCGCGCTCGTTGTCTAGCAGCCACACACGGGTAACCACATAGACTCCGTCCTTCACCGTGAACTCGTAGCGAACTCCTCGCTCGTAGTGCGTCAGGGCGTAAAGG